GTTTGGATTGTTAAGTTCTGTCTGATTCTTAACAACAATTCCTTCAGGAACATCAACTGCAATATCTGACTTGTGCATAAACGACATGCAATGCTCCCAAGAGACAAACTCACCATCATAAAATGTCTGTACATATCTCAAATTCAACTCATCAGCGAGTTTCTTAATCTCTGACTGTGGTAGATAACACTCATTTTCCTTATCATATACATCATAAAAATAAAATTTCTTATATGCGTCCTGAATATACTTAATAGTATGAGAAGTCAACCACTCCCCAAAGAATACATAGTTTGGATATTTTGAAAATGGTTCGACTGCTAATGTCTGTACCCAATTCCAAAATCCATTTAATGTATTGTTGTAATTAAGAGTCTGTCTTCTTGAAAATGCAACTAATTTATTTGTTTCCTTATCATATGCAATAGCCGAATTACTTCCGTCTACTTTTTCTTGAATTACAATATGATCTCCTACATGAAATCCACCTGTATTTGCTACTGTTAATTCCGTATCTTCTTTGATACGTGATATGTCCATAAATTTCTTCTGATCCAAGTTCCTCTTACCTTAGTAAGTAGTGCGCACTTTATCCTATAGGAACTTTTCTATTTTTCCTTTCTTTTTTAATCTTCTAATTTGTTACCTTTTGCTTCATTGCAAAGCTTACACATTGTTTGATAGTTACTAATATCATCAATACCACCTTTTGAGCGTGGTATAATATGATCTTTTGTCATTAAAATTTCATTGCCATTATCATCAACTGCATATAAATTCAGATGATAACTCTTATCCTGTAAATGTCTTTCTTTTGCAAAATATTTTCCTTCAATTCCACAAACTACACATTTACAACCTTTAGTAAAAAATGTTTGGTATCTTTGGCTATTGCCCTTAATCAAATCTCCGTCAAAATCAACTTTTGCAAGTTTTTTATCTTTCTCAAATAAAACATCTTTAACCTTATCTCTGGCTTCTTCTATTGAATAGATTTCTTTCCTAAGTAATTTTGTAGGATTAAAATCTTTTAAAAGCGTTTTTACTTCACCTAATTTAAAACATTTTTCAAATAGCGGTTGCTTGTGCCAAGTTACGGATAATAATTCCGTATCTTTTGTAGGTGACATTGGATTATTGTTCTTAGGGAAATCGGTTTCTAAAAAATCTCGTATTGTCTCGAACCTCAAAGACAATACCTTATCATCGACTTTGTATTGGATTTTAAATTTTTTATCTTTTCTTCGCATAAAACATATCTCCTTATAATTTATTGTCACCTATATATTCTCTCTTTGTCATTCAAAAACTCAAAGGAAATGCTTCTTTCTTGTCATTCCATATCTATCTCGTATGTTCCAGTTGTTGATATTGTCCCATTAGGAGCAATAATTACATAATAATCTACACTCTTATCATTACACCATTTTATAAATAATAGCTTTTCTACAATTTCTGGTATCTTATGATTTTCCTGATGAACTTCAATACAAGGCTTTTTACTATCATCATATTTTATGTAAGATTTATCTGCTGGTATATGTCCAATAACTTCTCCTTTATCTGTTGTTCTTGAAAAGAAATAACTAATCTCTCCGTCAATAGCCCCTCTCACACAAAAAGCACCGCCATGAATTTCTCCACTTGTAACTAAATTGTCTTTTAATGAATTAATATTGAATGTATAATAAGATTCTGCTTTCGGACAACATAGAACAACAATCGCAGATATTATGAAGACAATTATGAAATTAATTACATTAAATAAAATATTGAGTATGAACCACTGAAAAATATATTTTGGAACGCTTCCATAGTCGTGCACATTATATTTTCTCAAAGAAAATGTGTCATAGTTTGTTCTACCATACTCTATATTCTCTTTAACTTCCTTGTTTATTTCTTCAATATTTTTGATACTATCAATTAGCCAACCATCTGCAAAAATAGTATATAATGCTATTCCAATGGCTATTAAAATAAATAAAATCATATACTTATTCCTCCATCTGATCTACAATACTCTGTAATTTGTTAATATATATCTGAGCATCCTTTTTATGTTTAAGCTGCTTAATATAAGCAGGTACAAAAGCTAACTTCGATTTACCAAAAACATCATTATTCGAATAAACTTTCATAAACTGACACATAGTTTCAGCATCAATCCAATCTAAATCTGGTTGTAAACAAATCACATCACCCTTCTGTGGATGCAATTTTCTAACCTTAATAAGCGTCTGCTTAAATAATTTCTTCTTCTGTCGCTTGTTCATATCGTTCTTCTCCTTCAAATATTACTCTTATTGGCTTTATAGTTTCGTCATTTGTTGGTATAATAAATACCTTGTCATCTCCAACCTGATCTTTAAATGTTTTTGAAGTTTCAACAAATGTAACTCTTTTTGACCTATCACTATCCAACCATTCTTTAAATTTTTCGAGATTTTCTTTTTCAGAAATCGCAACACAAGGGCTTACTTTGTCTATTAATTCTAAAAATTTTTGTCTTTCTTCTTGTGATAAATCCATATTGTTATTCTCCTATTCATTCACTCTAAATACATTTGCATCACCAACAGCCAAATCTTTTACTTCTACAAAAGAATTAAAACCATCCTCCATAGTTGTAATCAGTATCTCATCGAATAAATCCTCCATCATGCAAAATAATCGTACAGACGGATGGAATCCTGGATATTCTTTCAAACGGTGTTTATTAACTCTGCCTCTTAATACAGGAAGTCCATGTCTTCTACGTTTATTATTATCCCAATGAATGGGGTTGGCATAAAAGGCTTTCTTCTTTCGTCTATACTCCTCTAATTCTTCTCTTGCAAGTTTATCAATCTCTTTTTCTCGTTCTGTTTTCGGAGGATCGCCATGAATGATATTGTCAAATTGTTTTCTGATATTATCATTTGCTACTGACTTTTCTGAATCACTCATTTTGTCATAATTTATAGCAGCCTCTAAAAATATATTCTTCAATTTCTCACCTACTTTCACGACCGAATGAAACGTGGTTTTACTGTGATTTTCAACCTCTGGAAACCTTGATTTTAGAGCATTTCAGAGATTGAAATTTTAATTTACTGTATATTCGCCCTCCTAAATCAATACAAGCTTTGTATAATCGGGCTTTAGATTACTCTTGTGCCAAACAGCGTGCATATATTCAATAGAATCTGTACTACCACGTTTAGGTACTCCATCTTTATCAAAAATCGTATATCCATCTTTATCTTTCTTATCTGTAAAACCAATTCTGATATGATGTACAAAAGCCCATTCAGGCATATATTTTTCAAAGAACCATTCTCTTGATTGACTACCAAAGAAATTAAGTCGAAGTAACATAATCACATATCCATCATCGTCTACATCCTGTAACGCTTTTTCTATAATATCCGTTGCAATAGCAAACGGTGGATTTGTAATAATGATATTAGGTTTGTAAGGTAACTTTTCCTTTAAATAATCACACTTATTTTCAGCAAAACTATCTTCTCGTAAATCATATGTATGTATTTCACAATCCCCATAAATATTCTTAATGGCTGTTGGATAGCTCATAGGGTGATATGCATCTTTGTCTGTTTTGGGATTACCACCTGAAGTTGGATCAACGATAATAGAATTGTTCCAGTTTAACGGAACAACTTTTTGAAATGATTTTAAAAATAATTCAATATCACTAATAGGAGTGACATAATAATCTGCAATATGTTCATCTCTTGCATTACTTCTATTTGTACTACTCAAATTTGTTCACCAATAGTAGCTGCGCAGCTTTACTCACATGTGAACGTTTTTCCTTTCTTTAATTGTAATTACATTGTTATATTCTCTTGTTTGTCCTGAATATTGTATAGTTTTCGTGACAAGCCAAGAAACCAAAATTTCTTTTTACCTTTATTGACTTATGCTACTAAATTTAATATAATATATTCTCACAAAATATTTTAAAAAGGAGTTGATGTAGAATGTTTACTCATTCTGTAAAATGTCCTCATTGTGGGAAATCTGTCACACATAACTGGTCTGAATATATTATAAGTTCTGATGTGGTTGATGAAGATCGTGGAATGGGAACTGAAACTGAACATTCCATTGAATGTGACGAGTTTGAGTGTCCAGAATGTCACAAATTATTTAGTGTTTCTGGTTCTGTATGGGAATATCCAGAAGGTGCATATAATTACCACGAATTACATACTTCACCAATTGAATAATATTTATATATAAGAGGCACTTATGAAGTGCCTCTTATATATTATAAACTGCATGAAATGTCGGATTCATTACTTCAATAAATTTGCAATCTCATCAATTTCCAGTTCTGTTTTCTTATCATCAGAAAGTAATTTGTCCAACTTACTCTCCATTTTCTTCAAATCAGACTCTTCTTTCTTCAGACCAGATACCTCTAACTTACTCTTAATATCTTTAATCCATGCTGTCACACTGTATCCTGAAATTTCAAAATCAGCCATATTGAGATCCTTGGCAGACATCAAATATGAATTCAATCTAATCAAAAGTAACAACAACGCATCATCTGAACATACATTAAGATTAATTGTCATACCATCCATATTAAGAACACAATTTGTTTCAGGAATAAACCTAACCTTCTTCTCAGAAATTGATTTCTTCTTTGTCTCAATCTGTTTCTTTAATTCTAAAATTCTGTCATCGTTTTTACTCATTAAACTCGTACTCCTTTTCATATTCTCTACCATTTGCTAAATATTTCTGCTTACATACTGGTTTTAACTTTTCAAAAACCGTTTCAATAGAAACTGGAATCATATGCGTCTGAATTTCTTTTTGACCATAACGTACTTCCACTTCTCTTTCTTCTGTCGGGAAAATATCAATTGCTTCCTTATCTTCATGATAGATATTCTTGGCACTATATTTATAAACAGTATATTTGCCGTTATCTTCTGATCTATATGGCGTTGTCATTTCATATTTAATATATTCTCCATTGTCGTTTACCATAAAACGAACATCGACATATTTTCTTGTTATATCATCATCGACATATGTATTAATTGCTTTTTCATAAAAATCTTCAAATGAGATGTTTACAATTTTATCCTTGCTATTGTCTATAGGGGAAAATTGATAAGATGATTCCATTGAATCATAAATTTCAGAATATTTAGATGTGCACTTATCATCAAGACAACTAATAAGTTTGTTTTTAGGAACACTTTTGAATTGCTCAAATTCATACTTTCCATCGCTTAATCTTGCAAACCAATGCATTTTACCATATGGAAGGTTGTTAATTCCTTTATAAGAAATTTTTGTATATCCAAAACGAGTTGGTTCAGTTGGAATATCTTTATAAGATTTTATTCTTACAATTTTACCACCCTGTATAAACTCATAACCATGCCCATATGTTTCAAAACGTCCTATATAAATCCAGTTCTCATTATCTTTTGTAAGATATGTAGCACCAAGAATCAAGTCTCTTGTCTTAATGGATTCATTATTATGCACAATCTTATTATAAGCCGCAATTTGCTTATAGTCAGGTGACTCAACTGGCATAAGAACCAAATCCTTACCATCCCATCCATATATAAATTCTCCTTCAAGTCCCTTGCCCTTGATACAATTCGCATTTTCAAGAATATATAATAAATTCTCAATGGTAATTTCAAACTCAAATCCTCTTGGATCATATACTCTACAATAAGCATGTCTGTGATCCCATCCTGTAGAGTAATCGCCAGCTTTCTTATTTAATACAAATCCTTCTGTTGGGACATTATCAAATTCATCATTCGGAATTTTATCGTCACGCCAACTATTCCACGATGCTTCTTTTCGTAGCTTACCTTTTTCATCATAGTAAATGACATAAGCAAGTTTTCCTGTGTAAGTTCCTGAACGATTTTGATATCCAACATTTATCGTATTAGGAACAAAAATGCTACTGTTCAATCGGTTTCCTCCTTTAATTATTCTCTGTTATAAAGCAATGAAAGACAGGATTTTTGTCAAATTTTTATTATTCATATGCTGTCATTTCTATAAAATTATCATTCAAATCAAATACAATAGCTGCTTGACAATAAGTACCACCAATAATTAATTCTTTTACATTAGGATTCCATGTTTTCTCTTCGTACTTGATTTTCCATTTATCTAACCAATTCTTCCATTGAATGTAATCTGATACACATTTTTGACTACCAAGAATTTGCATCACATCTGACTTTCTTACAAAGCCCATTTCAGATGGTAGCTTGGACAATTCTTTTCGTAATACTGCTTTATCAATTAATTGTCCCATATGATTATTCTCCTTCTTTAACCAATCTAACAATAGCATCTTTCATCCTTACCATTCCATTTATCCTATAAAATTCATCCCACATATCAATTTGTCCATCATATACAGGTTTGTATCTTAATGGCTGCACTGTTGCCAATTTATCCAGTTCATCTTTTGCTTGACTCAGAACTTGCCTCACAAATCCTTCTCTAATACCACTTAATTCTTCAATAGAACATTCATGTAAATCAATTGGAATTCCACCAACATAATTAACACTTGCTGTATTATCAATAAAATCAGCTAATTCTTCATCCTTACAAGATAATAGTATTGAGGCGTAAAACAGCATAAATCTCACTGAATCTTCCATATGGTTATTCTCCTAACATTTCCACATCAATACATAACATATCATGCAAATTCTTAATCTGTTCATCAGTTGGTTTCTTCCACTGCATTGTTTCGTCTACATTAATTGTAAAAGCACCACCACATAATTTGATTTTTGCAATAATACCAGGAGCACCAACAACAGCCACTTTTGGCATTGGAATGTTACAACTTGTCTTTGGTAACTTTGATTTCTGAGAATATTCAAATGCTCTCAGTTCATCCTTGCCAAGCCATTTCACCCAAGCACCACAATCATCACAATACAATCCTGTATTATTACCTTTTACTTCTGTATGAAGTGCAACACTTCCACACTTTTTACAACAATTCTGATACATGATTTCCCTCCTATTCAATTTCTTCAAATGCAACACTATTGAATTCCACATCTGGAAACTCTTTTATATATACAATTGTGTGCCAAGAATGAACTACAATATCTTCCAATGTATATTCTTTACCAACTTCCAATAAGTGATGATTTTCACCGCCACCACCCCATACGTCATCATCGTTTCTAACACATTTAATTTTTCTTCGTTTTGTATTATAAATATCCATTTAATTTCCACTCCTCTTCCAAACGCCTATATATTCCTGTGACTCCTGTTTGAATCTTTTTAACATATCAATTAATGCATCTACTTCTGTCAAATCATCAAAAAGAATCTCAACTGGATCTTTTTCTTTTAAATCCAATCTTTCTGCGTAAGGAAATGGTTTGATAAAACATTCAAATTTAATATCTCTGCCCTTATGTCTGAGTGTGATTTCATTAACATTTTCTTTGTCACCAATCCTCAATATTTTGCCTCCTTGTGAAATGCGAGATTCATTGGTTGTCATATCTTATCCAAATAAACAAGATAATCAGCCTTATAATGAATATAATCTATGTATTTATCAAAATTTTTCTTAATACACCAAGCATAAGGACTAATCCCATCATTCATTTGCTCTGCTAGTTTATCTGCTTTTCTCTGATGTTCATCTGCTTCGTTCTGCATAGATGTTTTCTGAGAATCCCATATCAATTTTGAAATAATGCTAACACACATAGAATATTGTTCTACTTCCTTGATATATTCTCTAATAACATTCTTCATATTACAGATATTATCTCGTAATATTGGTTCATTTCGTAATTTATATGGATACATTAATAGTATTTTGTCAGACGGAGCATCATCAAATATCAAAAGTTCCATACAAATATCTTCAAACAAATCATCCATTTTATTCCCTCACAATCTTTATTCTCTTAATTCAAACAACTTCTCTACGGCTTTCACTCTTTTATTGTTATCAATAGTTCTTTTAACTTCCTGTTGCCAAATACATTCCCATCCTGAAGGTGCTTCATGTTCACTAACAAGTACAATATTCTTCTCGCTCATCTTTTCAGCCCAATTCCAGAACCTGTCATAATCAAAATTCTTACTTGATCCATACTGCTTTGTGTTCTTGTATGGAATATCACAATAGAATAAACAGTCAATCCTATCAGAATATAACTCTTCATAGACTCCGCATTGAAACTGAATATCCTGTAATCGTGGAATCTGTTCTAATAAATTTCTCTTAGCTTCATCGTAGTAATTTCTTTCAGTACCAGCTTTTGTATGAACAATACCTGCATATCCACCGTCAAAGAAGCGTCCATTATAACTTGCAAGAAAGCCAACTGCTCCAATATACCAATCAGGATATGTATTTAAACCTTTATTGAAACACTCTCTTACTTCTGAGTAATGTTCTTTTGTAATAAATTCTGGGAGGTTTTGTATCTGATTTAGATTCTTGAACATCTCTATAAGATATTTATAATTATCTGATGCGATTTTTATATCGCATTGAACTTTGTCAATTACATTACAGCCACCGCAAAATGGCTCTATGTATGTTTTGATATTATAATCTCGTAATCGCTCTTGTATAATTGGTAAAATATTATCAACTATACGTGATTTAGATCCCATGTATTTCATTTAATCTACTCAGAGC